AAATCCTGTACCAGAAGTTACACCTATTGATGATGACGAAGAAACTGGTGGTAAACCAAATGAGCCAGACGATGATGAAGAGACACCTAAAGAGGGTAAAAATACAGATTTGCTAAAAAGAGATGATTCTGTATGGGCTAATTTTATTGCTAGAGAGATTCCTGTAGAACAGATGTTTAAAAGCAAATTGAAAAGATTTCTTTATGAGCAGAGAAAGAGGGTTCTAACTAACTTGTATAAAAGTCCAGACAAGCTTCTAGACCTTGATGAAGAAGTAAAAGGTCTGGAAAAAGTTTTTACTAATTTATATTATGTTGCTTCTCAGACAGGAAAAGAGCTGTTAAAAGAAGAACTTATTATAGATGAATTGGAATATAAAGAGATTGATGATTACTTAACAGAGAGATTAAAATTTAGTGCTAAGACAGTAATAAAAACAATTTATAATAGTCTATTGAAGCTAATTGAGGAAGCTAATACTACTCATGTAAAAACTCAAGCGGACGAGGTTAGAAAACTGTATAATAAAACAGATAATAGGGTTGCCACTATAGCAAGAACTGAAGCATCAGCTATTATAAATGGTGTTCGGTTTATTATGATGCAGAAAAATGGTGTAAAGTATCATAAATGGGTATCAAGGTCTGAAAATGGTAGACATTCTAAATTTAATAATAAAATTGTTAAGTTAGGGGAATCATTCAGTTCAGATTTTACTTTAAGATATCCGACAGATAAAAAAGCACCTATTGGGGAAGTGATAAATTGTTTATGTCTTACTGTTCCTGTAATAAATATTAAAATGATTAAAGATATTTAGAAATATTGTCGATAATATTAATAAGATGAAGAATCTTTTGGGAGGATAAATAATGGATAAAGTTATTAAAACTTTTATAGGTGAAATTAGAAGTGTAGATGAGAAGAATTTTACTCTTGAAGCTGTTGTTTCTGATGAAACTATAGATAGATATCAGGAAGTTATAAAGGTAGATGCATGGAAGAAAGGTTTAAAGAACTACCAGAAACATGGTGTTCTTTTGTCTAGTCATAATTATGGTACACTGACAAATCAAATAGGTATAGCAGAGAAGGTTAAGGTTGAAGATGGTAAACTTGTAGCTAAGTTTAAATATTTTACAGATTCAGGAAATCCAGAAGCCGATTGGGGTTGGTTTCTAGCAAAACAGGGGTTAGCTGCTTATTCTGTGGGTTTTCTTCCTCGCCCAAATGGCTATGAAACAGCGGATTGGGAAGATGAAGATGTCAAATCTGGTAAGAAACCTTACAGAACTTATACAGATGTAGAACTACTTGAAATTAGTCAGGTAACTGTTCCAGCTAATCCCTCGGCATTACAGAAAAGTATGGAGGATGAGGAAGACCTTGTAGTGAAAGAATATAAAGAGATGGTTCTTACTAAAGCTTTTAAGAATATAGAAAACCCTTTTCTTCCTGATGACTATGCTGACATGGTTATAAAAGATTTAGAAGAGAAAGTAGAGGCAAAAGTTGATATAGCAAAATCTATTGATGAAAATAAAGAAGATAAATCTTCTGAAGAAGATAAATCTAAAAGTGAAGCTAGGTCAGAGGAGGATGAAGAGATGATATTAAAAGCAATAGAGGAATTTAAAGCTGAGGTTCTTGAGAAATTTACAAAAATTGAAGAGAAGTTTGCTCAGTGGGAAAAGGAAGACGAAGAGTATAAGAAAGATATGGCAGAATTTACCAAAGAGTTAGAAGAGCAAGAAAAACTTGAAGCAGAGACACTTGAAAAAGGGGTGTTAGAAGACGAAGACTATATCAAGACTGTTCTTTTGGAACAGAATGAAATATTAGCTAAAACATTTCCCGTTCAGTCTGATTAAGACAATGAACAAGAGAAACGATTATACATACATATAAAACTATTAGGAGGATTTAATATGGAGATTAAAGAATTATTGGAGAAACAGAGTGAGTTTTTGAAGAGTATGGGTGAGAAGTCTGAGGCTATCGAAACGGCTATAAAGAGTTTTGAAACAAGACTTAAAGATATTGAGTCAAGGATGACCCCTGGTCGAGTTGGTCCGATATCTGGTTTAGAAGATGAAGCAAAGAACTTTTCCTTTCTTAGAGCAGTAAGGTCCATCGTCACAAATGATTGGGCAGAAGCTGGTTTTGAGAAAGAAGTATTTCAGCAGGCTCGCAAGAGAGCTATGTCAGTCGGTACGGATTCCTCAATGGGTTATTTTGTTCCCAATGAGATTCTTGCTGGTTACATTGAGCTTCTAAGAGCAGAATCTGTTGTTATTGGTATGGGATGTACTGTTCTTGATAACCTACAGGGTATTCCTGTTACTTTACCGAAGCAGACTGGTGGAGCAACTGGTTACTGGGTTGGTGAGAATGAGTCGATAACTGAGTCTGAGCTAACTACAGGTATGATTAGCTTAACTCCTAAGAAAGTTGGGGCATTAGTTAAAATTTCTAACGAAACTTTAAAATATACTAATCCTTCAGCAGAAGCATTGATTAGAAATGACTTGTTTACGACTATAGCCCTTAAAATTGACTACACTGTGTTAAAGGGTTCTGGTTCTGAGAATGAGCCTAGGGGAATTGCTAATACAACTGGTATTAATACGGTTGCAATTGGTACAGCTGGTGGGGCTCCTACTTTTGATTTGCTTTATGATATGCAGTATGCTCTACAGGAAGACAATGCATATAGAGGCAAGTTGGGGTATATATTCCATCCTGCAACAAGACGTAGATTGGTAAAGACGAAAGTTGCCCAGTATAGTAATGACACTGATGGTGATTATATAATCCAGCCTATGACATCTGAATCGTCACTGGTTTCTTGGATGGGTCATCCCTATAAGATGACTACACAGATTCCTATTGACCTCACAAAAAGCACTTCTTCAAACTGTACCGAGATTTATTTTGGTAACTGGGCAGAGTGCTTGATAGGTATGTGGGGTGGTATAGAGCTTATGGCTTCTAAAGAAACTTCTACAGCTTTTCAGACTGACCAGACTTGGGTGAGAATCCTTCAGTCGATTGATATTCAGGTAAGACATGCACAGTCATTCTGCTTGATTAATGATGCAACAATAGCGTAACTGAAAGGGGAGTAACCCTCCCCTTTTTTTAAAACTTTTAGGAGGTAATAATTATGCTTAGAGATTTAGGAAATATGATAGCTTCACAGGTGACCATTACACCGCAGACAATCGGTTCTACTGGTAGTTCTTCTGTTGAAGGTTATGGTGTTGATAGGAAAGGTTATGAGTCAGCAGTGTTTGTGTTTACGAACTCAGCAGCTCAGAAAGTAACTACACTTCCTACAGCAATAACTGTGACTTGTACAGTTCAGGAATCTTCAGATGATAGCACTTACACGGATGCTACTGGGTATTCTGAGGCTCATACAATTACAAACACTTATACTCAGACGGAAATAGAAATAGCTGACCTCAAACCTTTGAAAAGGTATGTTAGAGGCAAGATGGAATATGAGGAAGACGGTGGTTCTGGTGACTTAATAGCTGTTGCAGCTACTATAATTCTTGGTTCACCACAGGAATTTCCTGTGTAACAAAACAAGATAATGGGGGGATGTTATGAAAGCGACAGTAAAAAACACTTATGTAGTCTATTGTGGTGACAAAAGGTTTAAAGGAGGGGAGGAAATCCCCCCCTCCTTGATTTCTGAAGTTTTAAAAACTCAAGACTGGAAGGTACAGGTGAAGGAAGATGTCAAAGAAGAAGAAAAAAGCAGCACCGGTGGAAAAGCAGCAGAAGAAGAAACAAAAGAACAAAAAATAAAAGATATTACCAAAAACAGAATGATGAATGAGGAACGTACAAAGACAAGAGGGTAACTTATGAGTATAATGCTGACTTCTTTAGCTACAGTTAAAGCTTTTTTAGAAATAGAGTCTGACAAGACTACCTACGATTCTTTAATTGTTACTATCATAAAACAAATTTCTGACAGAATACAAACTTTTCTTAATAGAAAGCTTGTGAAAGAAGAAAGAACTCAGTATTTTCAAGCAGGTAGAACCAATTACTTTTTGAATGCTTATCCTATAGATTCAACAGCATCAATGACTATCGTAGTAGATGAAACTACTCAGACAGCAAATGATGATTATTGGGCATGGTCTGATAATGGTATAATCCAGTTTGACTATGCTACATCTTATATTGAGCCAAGACAAATTTCTGTAACTTATACTGGCGGGTATGAGATAACAGACACAGCAGTTGGTATGTCAGGAATATCACCAATAACTGAAACAGTTTTAGTGGTAGTTCCAGATTCAATAGCATATGCTTGTATGCTACAATCTGCTTTTGTCTTTAGACGAAGAAAAGATGTTGGTATAAGCTCTATGTCACTACCGGATGGTTCTTTTAATACCCTTTTTGCTGCTGATTTACTACCAGAAGTTAGAAATACGTTAAAACAGTATAGAAAGATTCCTACGGATGATTAATGATAACTTTTAAAGTTACTAGACTTACTGATAATTTAACAAAACGGGAACAGAAGCTTTACAAAAGTTCTGCTAAACTAGCTCCTCATATGGCGGAGTATATCTATATCCATCTAGATAATAGTTTAGATAGGGCTATTAAAAAAATAAGAGATAATTATATTTACAAAAAATTAACTAGAGATACTGGAAAGCTTGGTAAATCAATGACCCCTTATAAGCGAAAAATAAATCAGTATGCTCTGGAAATAGGTCTTTGGTTTGATAAGAAAATAGCTCCCCATGCTGCTACTCAGATTCCATATGATGATAGGGGATTGACAATTATTAATATGAAAGGAAAAATGCTTACTGTACCAATTAAGGGAACTCCAGCAGATATAAGAGGTTCTAGAATGCAAGCAGCGGGACACTGGTTAACACCAGTAAGAAATGTGCTTTATAAAACTTATCCAGACACCCCTTATTTTAAATTGAGAGAATCAGTAGCAATTCCTCAGAGAATTTATACAGGTACGGTACGTCAATATATTTCTGACCCTACTGTTGGAAATATGGCAGGTTCTTTAAATATGTTAGCTAGAAAAGCTGTTAAAGACGCAATAGCGAAGAAGATTATATGATTCATGCTGAAGGATTAACAACTAGACAACACATACTTGATAAAATAAAGTCTTTGTTGGAAGAAATTGCTGATGACTCAAGTAACTTTATATTTAAACAGGTTGAGATAACGAGAACTACTCCACCTAATATCGAAACAGTTCCATTACCAGCTTGTTTTATTTATTCTGATAGAGAGTATAGGGTAGAAGATGAGAGAGCTGTTGTTGGTAAAGAAACTTGGGAATGGTATGTTATTCTTGAAGTGTGGGCTTTATATGAGGATTTGGAGAAAATATTGCAGTTTATTCATAATAAGATTTTTGAGAATTACTCTTTAGGGGATTATGCTAGTTGGGCTGAAAGAATGGGAATTGATTTTTATACAATAAGTCCAGACCGTGATGTAGAATCAATGGCAATTCCTTATAGAATTTTATATAGACATACAAACGGGGTAATGTAAGGAGAAGAAATGAAAAAAATCTATTATTTTGATGGTCCACCTAAATTAGCAGTAATCAATGTTGGACTATTTGAGATTAACGTACCAAAAGAGGTGCCAGACGAATATGCTGATGCTTTGGTTAAGAAAGGGACTTTTCGATATGCAGAAACTAAACCTGATAAAACATCGGCTAAGATAGATAATAACAAGATACCAAAATTGAATATCTTTGAGGAGGTATAAAGATGGCTCAAGCAAAAGGAAGTAAATCAAAAATTATATATGATGGTGAAGTGACATTTGGGACTAGAAGGGACCAAGATACTCCCACAACTACAGTTGTTGCCCATGTTCTACCATTCGTAAATGAATCGCTTAGACAGACAAGAAATTTAATAGATTCAGCATCTATTAGGTCTGCAAGAGATTCAAGAGCCCCTGTTAGGGGAAATTCAGAAGTTGCTGGCGATATTACAGTAGAGCTGGATCCGTTTATGGGAAAACTTTTATATCATGCTTTAGGTACAGTTTCAACTACAGGTGCAAATCCATACTCTCATACATTCACAGTTGAAGATTTACCAGCCGGTATGACTATAGAAAAACAGTTTACAGATTTAACCACACCTCAGTATTTTGTTTACAGAGGCTGCAAAGTTAATAGTTTTAAGGTTGCTTTAAAGTCAGAAGGGTTTATAGACGCCTCATTTAACGTAATGGGTGCTGTTGAAACTGTCACTACTACATCTATGGATGCTTCACCTACTGATTATTCTGCTTCTGCTGTTGGTGGTGCATTTAATGCATTTACTGCAACAATTAAAGAAGCTGGCGTAGCTTTAGGTATTGTTACAGAACTTGACTTTACTTTAGAGAATAATCTTGATGGTTCAGTCTTTGTTATTGATGGTACTGGAAAGAGATATGCATTACCTGAAGGTCTTGCAAAAGTTTCTGGAACTATGAAAATATTATTTGAGAATATGACTCAATATAATAAAGCTATCAATAGTACAGAATCTAGTCTTGAAGTTACTTTGACAAATGGTACTGGTGATGGTACTGCATACAATGAGAAAATAATGTTTGTTATAGATGAGTTGCTATTTTCACCTCAGTCACCTGCTATTGATGGCCCTAGTGGTGTTATGGTAGAGTTACCATTTACTGCTTACTATCAGGACGGTGCTTCTGCATCTATTTTTAAAGTAATTCTTTGGAATACACAGACACAAACTGACGTAGGTCACTAAAATTAAATAGCCCCTCTTGAAACATAGAGGGGCATCTTATCCTAGGGGGGATTATGAAAGACAAGTACGAATACATCATAGGTACTAAGACGTATACTATGAAACCACTTGTTTTAGGACAAGTGAATCAGCTTTTAGCTTTACTCAAAGATGTAAATTTACCACAAGATGGTTCCATCCCAATGGTTATTGGTGCATTAGGTGATAAGCTTTCTTTAGCTATCGCAATCGCATTACATGACCCAGAAGTTTCATTACAAAATAAAGATATAAAACAATTAGCAAAAGATTTAGAATTTGAAATGTCCCCTGAGTTAACTTTGGAGATAGTAGAAGATTTTTTCGATTGCACCCCAATCTCTTCTTTGTTAACAAAAGTGACAAACACCGTAAAAAAGGTAACAGAAAAGATGAGCGAGGAGATTGGCTCACAGACCTCTGTGTAGTATTAACTAGTGGCGACATCCTGAAAAGGGATGGAATAGTTTGGGGTTTTACTTTTGATGAAGTGCAACCGTTTCTTGAGTTTAAACTTAGAGAAGTGGTTTTTAGAGAAGCAGTTTTAAACTTTTTAGGTGTAACTACACAGAAGGATATTGAAGATGAATATTGTGAAGCTTGTAGAGCAGCTAAAAAAGATGATTGTGCCTCTTGTTCAAGAGACATAGTTAGAGAAAAGACTAAGGGAGAAAAAGTAATTGGCAACTGATTATATTACCGAAGAGGTAAAACTTAAAGTAACTACTGAGTATGACCAGTTAAAAGCTCTTAGAAATGAATTTAATGAGCTTCTTTCTCTTTTAGAGAAAAGAGGACAAGCTGGTAGTCAAGTCTTTGCTAGTGTAGATGCAGCTGCAAAGAAACTTCAATCAACATTAGGTACTTTAGGAAAAGCATTTAAAGCTGCTGATGATAAAGCTGGATTTAGAAATGTTCAAGCTGGTATTCGTACAACTATTGCTCTTTATAAACAATTAATTGCCGAACTTAATAAAGGGTTGCCCCCTATTGACAAGAGAAGGGGTTTACCTGCATATTCGCCTAGTGGTCCAGCTATGGCAATGGGACCCTCATCACTAGTAAGTTATACGGGTGCTATCGGTATGGGTGGTGCTGGTGCTAGACCTAAATATGGTACTGGTGCTGTTCCTGGCATACCTGATATGGGTATGCGTCTTACTGAGATGGATAAGTGGGCTCCAAATTTAAAGAAATCTGTTGCAGATATGGAAGGATCCATGAAGAAGTTTACAACTCTTTGGGCACCTTCTTCAAGAGCAATGCAAGG